ACACCATGGTTTGCCTATACTAACTATTTAGATCTCTCCAAATGGGTTTCTCTCGGTAAAGTCAAGAATAGTATCTGCTTCCGACTCTATCTCAATATTATCTGCAAATTCATCGTATTCATCTTGGTCAGATATTGATAGAATAGTTCTACTAGCATCAGAACCAAGTTGAGTAGTTCCAATACCAACAACTGATTCACCTATAGCAAAATTGCTAGATGTATTGGTGACCTGAAGTATGTTTGTATCGCTATCCCAACTATTAACATACGCTGTAGTGCCCGTAGAAACGCCCCTGACGAGTTCTCCATACAAATAGTCATCTGTGCTAATTCCAGTTACTGGAGACGCTACAGTGACATTTGGTGTAAGTGTATACCCTGCACCAGCATTTGTGTATCTAATTTCACTAATTACATTATTTGCATTAACGACTGCAACAGCGGTAGCATTAATCCCTCCTGAGGGTGCTGTTGTAATTGCAACTACCGGTGTGGCTCCATATCCAACACCAGCAAATGTGATGTTTGGAATACCAAGAGTACCTTCACCCATAACTGCTGTTGCGATACCACCACTACCATCATTATTTTGAGGACGGATTGTAATTACCGGTGGTACTGTATATCCAAATCCAGGATTAATAACTTGGATACTATCAATTGACTGACCTACCTGACCCGTTCTCCGAGTCATGATTGCAACTGCTGTTGCATTAGTACCATTTATAGGTGCGGTACTAATACCAATAATTGGTGGAACTGTATATCCTGTTCCATCATTAATAAGGTCAACCCGATTTACCGATAACCCAGTATTGAGACCAGCAAGATCTTTTGCAAGTTGAATGGTTACTGTAGAAGTTGAAGCAGCAATACCAACCATTGTAAGTTTGGTAGTGAATATAAACTCAGATACTGCCTGATCAACTTCTTCAATTCCAGTATCAACAAGTTCATCAAGTGCAGCATCGAAGACTTCACAACTCAATTGATAAACGAATAACTTATTCAGTTGATAGAATGGTTTCTTTGCTTCTACATATTTGATTTCAAAAATAGTATTATCAAGGGGAAGATAAATCAAGTCACCTTCTGCTGGTCTTGATGTTACTATAACGTCTTCATTATATAAGTATGGACTGACAAAATCTTCATATCTTTCTTTTGAAATTATCAGAGTAATCTGATCTGTTGACTGAACGCCAAACTTAGATAGAATATCTCCATTACCTGCAAAACCATCATAGTTTGCTAGGTATGCTTCCATTCTGAATGAGTCATCAAATTGAGTAGCAATCGTCTCATTCAGAATTGCATCTTGACTCACCAACTTTCTTGGAAGGTAGATGATATCTTGTCCGTATATCTTTAACTGTTCGTTAATTAGATCCTGGACGAGTCTTTGCTCTCCTTGGGATCCTTGTAAAAAGTAAGAATTTAATGGCATAGCGCATCAACCTATCAAATCGAAAGGTGGTTCTTCATAAGTCGTTCTAAGTTCTTTCTCTAGAACTTCTAACTCTGCCATAGCATCATCGTAAAGTTGTCTTCCATTTAACTGAACTCCGCCTGGGAGTGCTACGCCTTGGAACTTAATTAAGTTTTGACCCCACTGTCTCTTGATTAGTGAAGTTGTATATTTCTTTAACCACCAATCATTATAGACTGATGCTGCATCAGAAGGATCAACCAGTCTATAGCAGTCTAATACGAGATAGGTATCGTCATTAAATTCACGCCAATCAATATCTACGTATAATCTACCATTCTTTCTATTAAATCTTAACTGAACGTCTGGGGTGATAAGTCTACTTAAATCCTCAAGATACGTCTTCGTCATTGAGTAATTTAAAAGATCAAGTGCCCCATAGTAGTATACATCGTTCAGGAACATTTGATATTTGATATTGAACAGACCATTAGATATGGTGCTGTTGTCCATCTTGAAAACTTTATTGATTCCGAGAACATGATCTGGGAGTTGAAGGAAGTTTTGTCCCTCTTCCCAATTTACTGATGCGATACCAGAACCGGAAGAATTAGTTCCTGTGGTTGTTGTAACACCACTTCTCAATGTTTCCCTTTCTGCTGTAGTAACTTTATGCTTCAGGAACATTCTCTGATAACCATCAAAGTGGTAATCCTGCCAGTGCTGGATTGCATCATCCACCAGATCATCAATCTGATCATCATCTACGTTGATTTCCAGAACCGGATATCCAAGTCTTCTAAGACAATAATCGATCAATTCTTGTCTGGTCGATGGTTTGCTCATTCTTCGATACCTGCTTCCTGATATTTAACTTTGTTTTGCAATTCATTGTAATCTTTTGTTAAAGATTCCAGTTTTGCTTCTAAGAGAATATTCTGATTCACTAATGTAGAAATTTTAGAATGATAATTCTTAATCAAGATATTCACGTCAACGTCATTCATAAGACTAGAAGGTTCCTCCATCTAATGTATTAGTCCAAGTTGGTTTGTTGGTATACACAACAGATACTGAATCTGGTGCAACTGAAATGCTAGTACCATTTACCACCAAATCATTTGATGCATCAAATGTTCCTTGAACACCAATCAAAGTAAGAGTTGTACCACTACTAATTGATGTTTTGCAAACACCAAAGGCAGTGCTGTTATTTTGTTGTGTTACCAAGGCATCTTGGGCAATTGTCTTTGCAGAAGGCAGTATAATTGTAATCTCAGTAACTGCAGTCAAGATCTGTGTAGAAGTTCTTGTATTTACAGCGTCTGTAGGATTATTTGTTGATGTCTGTAATCCATTTACATCAAAATACGTTACACCATGTGTATTGTAATCACCAGTCTGATAATAGATGCCTTTAACATCTAAGTTACCTCTAGTTCCTGATACTACACTACCGGTTATAGTTGCTTCAGGAATATATGTCCATGCTCTTGCTGGAGCAGCACTGCCTTCGCCGGAACTGTCATTGTAACCAAAGAAACCAACTTTGTTGTTACCTGTTCCACTACTAACATTATATTGGAACGAAAGACCACGATCGGTATTCGTATCAAATGCGTGAGTTACAGTTACTTGTGCTGTGGTAGTAACACCAACTGCTGTTCCTGTAAATGTTACAACTTTAGTTGTTGCATTATATGCGGTAACTGTACCAATACCAGAAGCATCAATACCTGTTACTGCTAATTGGTCACCAGTATTGATTCCTACAACAGAATCAAGAAGAACAGTAGATACACCTGCATTAACAGTCCCCATGACTGTTCTTTCACTGGTTACATCACCAATCGCAAAAATTGCATCATTAATTGTAACATTACTTGAGTTAACAGTAGTTGTTGTACCATCAACTTGGAGGTCACCTTTGATGATGACTACACCTTCATTGCTCAGACCATCAGGATATGGGTCAATGAAAAGAGTGTTTCCTCCACCAGATTTGGTAGAGATAATGTTGGATGAAATTCCAATGTTATCAACATTGAATGATTCTCCATTTACCTCAATTGCACAGTTATTCCAGACCCAGTTTGCACCAGTAACCTGAACTTTGTCTGTACCATTTTCATCATATTCAATTTTTGCATCCTTACTTGATCCAAATGTAAGGAATGTATCATCAGGAATGACGATTTCGCCAGACCCATTTGGATCAATATTGATATCACCATCAGTGTCTGTAGATGAAAATGTATTTCCATCTAAGGTTAAATTATCTACATTCCACTGATCGACCTTACGATTCTGGTCTAGAAGTGGAACAAATCCATTTGCTGCAGTTGTGGGGTTTGCTTGACCTGCTACCAGTCCAGGAGCAATACTTAATAAGTCAGTGTAGTATCTACCACCAACTACTTGAGCATTCTGTGCGTTGTCTCCAGCAAACAGTCTCCCACCTTTATTACCGTGAGTACCTACTCCAACGGTAAGACCTAGTTCACCAAAATTGAGAGTACCTGGAGCGCCAGTGCCCGTAGATCTTTTTACTCTTATAATACTTGCCATGGCTTAGAAGTTTCCTCCGTTGATATCTAAATTTTGAGTTGCTCCAGGCGTTAATTCTAAAGTTGCTTCAAATTTATTAGTTGACCCGTTATAGACCAGAACTGCTCCATCGGCGACTGCTGATATGTCAATATCAGATAAACCACCTAAAGTTCCGCCACCTCCAGCAAAAGAGGATAAGACCTTAATCGCATTTTGCGATCCAACTCTGACTTTAGTCGCATTTTGTGGTCCAACTTTGACTTTAATGTCTGCCATATGTTTTAAGTCGTGGTAACTCCAGCTGTAACGATAGCACTACCCTCAACTACTCTAGTTTTAATAGAAGAAGCATCAGTCAATAGAACATCATATACATATCTACCAGGTTTTAGTCCAGAAGTAATTGAAGACCCCAAAGAAATCTGCAATTGACCTTGTTCTCTGTTAGGAAATGATACAACGAATGTAGAAGCAATTGTTAGGGATGCTGCTGATTTCTTCAATGTTGAAGAACCAGAATATCCTGTTAGATTCAATGGAGCATTGGCGCTGCTCTCAAGATTAAATGATTGGT